TTTTAATTAAAGTTTTTAAAGCTTACGCTCCTGGTGAACCAAACACGGCACGAGGATCAGAGAAACCAAAAGAATATCTTTCTCTTGCTTTATATCTCATGTTTCCTGTCTCGAAGTCTGGATCCATCGCAGTAGCTAAAGACATTCTTTCAAAATGCTTTAAACCATTTGGTGCATCTGTCTTAATGAAGAAAGCATCTGTATCAGTCAAGAAGTCATTGACCACATAACCATTTGGTAACATGCCCATTGACTGTACAGCGTTGACATCGTTGTCTGCTGTTCCTGGTCTCATATTAGAAGCCATCAATCTTTCTGCTACAAATTGTAACTGACGAGGGATAATTAACTTCATGCCTCTTAAAGCAATGATTAATCCTCTCTCATCTGTAAAACCTGCAATATTGATTAATGCATCTTCTAAAGATGTTTCATTAAGATCTGCCGCTGAAACATTGTCTAGAGATCCACCATTTGTTAATGGGTGATCTGCTACACATAATGCTTTTCCGTCACCACCAGTTACAGTTGTGTCGAATGCACTATTTAATACTCCTGCTGCTTTTACTTGCTTAGTATGTGCCATGGATCTTGCAAGTGCTCTTGTGTAACGAGAAGAGATTTTGTCATAAAGGTTATCCTCTACGGCTTCTTCTGTTATTGAGAACGCCATTGCAACTGTCTCATGGTTATACCTTGCAGTATAAGCCTCATTTGCATCGTCAAATGTTACTGCGTTACCCTCTGACTTAGTGGGTGCAGCTCCAAATCCACTCAACATTACTTCTTCTTCAAACGCTCTGTCAGATGACTCGGTGTCAAAGATTTCGGAATGTTGACCTTCATACCTATTATACTCCATACCAAAGAGGGCGTTTAAACCCGGCTCTAATTCCTTGGCGAGTTGTGCTCTTGAAATTGCCATAGTTAATTACTCCTTATGATATAGCAGCATCAGCATCACCAGAAGAACTGGCAAATACATGATTGTTGATTTTAACGATATAAGAGATACCTGCGGCAGAATGATCAGCATTTGTCACATCATCATGAATACCCACTATCATTAGAGGATTTGATGGATCTGACGCTTCAGCTGTTGATATATCAATCATAGCACTTGAAATACCAGTTGTAGTATTTCCAGCAGTAGCAGTTGCTAATTGTGCTGTGCTAAATATATCTACTTTAGCGGTTGCTCTACTAGTGTTAGTCCCATCTGATGCAATAATAAATTTTTGCATTGGATTGTCATAGACAAAACACTTTATATCGTGGTTAGTATCGGCAGTACCTGACCCTGCCCATGTGTTTTTAAAGGTCAATTTACCTGTTGACGCATCAACGTATTCACATCCAGCAAAAACACCAAGGAGTTGTTTACCATCTCCATCGGCACTTGTAATTATTGCTGCGGTTCCACCTGTCAACTCGACTTCAACTGGAGAACCCTGAAAAATCGCTGAAGCATCGCTTTTGATAAAATACTGACTAGTAGAATTGATGCCACCACCAATAACACTAATCGGCTTTAACCCAAACTTTACGTTTACATTAGCCATTTATTTAGCTCCTTATTGCTTCATTATTGTTACTCGGTTGGTTTTGCTTTACCACCGAAAGATACACGACTTTGCCTCTCATTATGGATCGGCATTGAAGGATGTTGTTCCCTCATTAGGTTTTCATCCACGGCTTTCATCTGGTTGCGGGTCTGGTCCCGATAATATTCAGTTCTTTCCTCTACCGTTTCTTCTGGTATTCGAGCAAGCATTAAACCACCTACACCGATTACCCCTGCATTCTTACCATCTTCAATTGTTGGATACATGTCTCCAGCATCTGGATACTCATCCGCTCTAACTGGTTCCCAGCCTTCCCGAAGTCTTGAGTGCATATTCGTTTTATCGTCCTCACCTCTTAAATGAGTTCTGATCCAACGATGCTTGTACCCAGCGGGTGCGTCTGGCATAGCCAACTTTGATGGTGGTGCCCACGGTTTTCTTCTTGCCGGGGTCTTTGCACGACTTTCATTATCTCGTGTTGTTCTTTTTTCTGCCATGTTTCTACTCCTTCACATATTTAGCATATTCTTCAAGCGGAACATTCAGACGTTTCGCAATCGCTATCTGCGAAGCAGTCAACTTGACTGTTCTGCGTCCCTTTGGCGTTGACGACTTAGAAGCCGTTGTCCCAGCAGAGGCGACTCTGGGAGCATTAGATTTTTTCTGAGCTTCCTTAAATTTATGGGGAAACTCCGTTCTAATCCTATTATCTAATTCATTATAATACTCATCTGACGTTGCGTCAAACCCTTCATCCTCAATTAATTGCTTATGTAACCCAAAAGCCGCATAAGTCATAGGTTGATCTTGTCCAAACCATGTGTTTTTACTTGCCCAATCTTCTGCTTTTGGATCTGGTTTTGCTTTAGATTGTTGTGCTTGAGGTTGTTGTGCTTGAGGTTGTTCAACTTGTTGTGCTTTTTCTTCTCTAGCTGCCTTTAATTGAGCGAGTTTGGATTCTTCCAAGGCTATTCTAGAAATATTCTGTTGAGACTCGTACATAGCATCTGCATTACCTTCTTCTAATGCTTTTTTATATGCTTCTTTTGCAGCTATTGCTTGTGATTGTACTCTTGTGTCAAATTCGCCAACATAAGTTGTATCTAGCTTATCAATTCTAGTTTTTAATTCTTCGTTTTGTTTTTTAACGGCTTCAGCATATTCAACAGCAGCTTGTCTCTGTCTCTCTTCCTCTCGAAATCTGTTCGTAAGTTTGCTAATCCGTTTCTTAACAGAGTCAGAATACTCAGACAAGTCATCACCATCCTCAGATTTTGGCTTATCCTTTGCTTCAACAGTAATTTCATCTGTCTCTTCTTCTTTAGCATCTATTTCAATTTCTTGACCTTCTTCTTCGACTTCTTCAACTTTAACATCTTCTTGCATACTATACTCCGTATGTTTTGGATGCCGTCAGGATCGACAATGGTTATTTTAGTTTCTCCACCCCTATTGTCTTTATGCTCCGTAAGATTTTATGTCATCAGGATCAACGATGGTCGCAATAACTTCGTCATCATTGATTATTCTAACTTCTCCACCTTCGATTTGAAAACGTGAACCTGCGTAACGACCAATACAAACCCAATCGCCTTCCTTACACCAAGCTCCTTCTTCTCCAAATTTATCTGTATCTTTATAAGCAAGAGGTCCGATCTTAGCTACATAAGCCGTAACTGTGGCTCTAGCTTCTCTTTCTCTTACTGGATCTGGGACATAAACACCACCTTCAGTTTTATCTCTGCCCATATAAGGCATAACTAATATTCGCCAACCAGTTGGCTGTGGTATTCTTTGTGTTAAATTTAATTTCTTTGCTTCTTCTTCGGCTTTTTTCTTTGCGTTCCTTTGTGCAAGAACGTATTCAGGTACTATCAGACTCATCATCCACCTTTTTTAGCAGGGTTTGTATATGTTCCAACGCATAAGAGAGTCCCTGTATCTCTCCAACCATTGCTTTATAATGACCAATATCAGATGCACTGCCACTGGTCAAGGAAATACTTATATCTTCTACTCTACTCTGTAAATCTTTTTTATATTTATTTAAAAAATCGGTTATGTACATTAAGATAGACCTCTCACTCGTTGAGCTATATCTTCAATATCTTCTGAAGAGTCAATAAATCGTTGACCAGCCATGTTTTCTTCAGAAACATTAGCAAAAATATCTTCGGCTTCAAGTGGGTTTAAACTAGCTATGCCCATGACTTCTTTATCAGAACCTAATGTTTGTTGATCTTGAATAGACATACCTGCAAAAGGATTTCTTGTATAATCAAGTCCTTGACTTAATCCAAATTGATCTTGAATTTCTTGTGCATTTAAAAGTGGACTTTGTTGAGTTGTTTCATAGGGTTCGTTTCTATTTATTGGTAAAGATTTACCAATTACTGGATCCTCGTCTTCGTAGGGGTTTGTTGGCATTTGATAAGGTTGTCCTGTTGTTTTAAGGAGAATATCATCATTTTCACCACCACCCCCATACTCATCTTCATCATCATCGTCACTAAAACCATATCCAGTTTGAGTTGAAACACCCATTTTATTTAGAGCCATAGCTACCAGACTCATTGGTCCAAATGAAGTGCCAATAACTCCCCCTGGTCCTCTAGCTCCTGTGACTTGACCAATATGATTATAACCAAGAGTTGGTGTCACGCCTTTCGACAACATATTACCAACATGTTGACCTACGTTACCTCGTAAGTTGCCAAATAAATCATAACTTATTTTACCAAAATCTGGATTAACAGTGGATTGCTTCCCTGTAAAAGGGTCTATCATCATATTTTTAGCGAATTTACTTAAATAATCCGGAGCAAATTTTGTGTCCTTATTGGGTCCCAACATACCCGCCATAAATCCAGCTTGAACACCTCTCATTGCCCCAAGCTCATCATCGAGACCCATGTTAGTGCTTCCACCTCTTCCACCAAAACCAACACCAATTCCTGTAGGTGACGAAGCAGCCATTGCGTTAGATATTGTATCGGGGCCATAACTAGGACTTCCACCAACTGTAGATTGAGCAGCAGTATCATCTTGGGCAGAACCGGGTTGTCCAACATCAGGACTTCCTATATCACCAAACTGAGGAATACCCATAGGTCCGGGGGCACCCGAACCACCTAAAAGTTGTAAAATACCACCCTCTTCTGGAGTGATATAAGCCAACATATGATCTTGACCTTTAATATCAATACGTCTAGGAGGATTGTTTGCCACTTATCTTACTCCTTTAAACCCTAGTCCTTGGATAGCCATGCCACCACCACGAGAAAAACCTGGGACTCCACGACCTTTTAGAACATCGGCTCTTGTAACTTTTCCATCACCTGTTAAATCTGGTAAACCACCACCTGCTTTTTTATTCTTTTCTGCTGCATCTT